CTAAGACATGTTGATGATTCACTTGTGGGTGCAGCTAATAATCTGTTTTTACGGCTTACAAGCGCAAGCTTAATAACCTATACACCAGAGATAACAGGCGGCCCAATAACTACGCGTAGGGAAAGAACCTTACTGCTAGAGTATTTGGCATCTATTTAGCGTTCTTAGCTGTGTTTGGCACTCCTAGTATATATATCTAAACGTATATATACCAAATGTCCAACTGAGGTGTATGGTCCGCAGGTGTTTAAATAACACCGACGACATAGCTTATTTTAGGCAATTCATAAGGGTACGATTCAGTATCTATAAATAGAATAAACTATTTACTAATTTTATGAACTAATACTTACTTTGGAGGAACTCTAAAGCAGAAGATAGATTAAGGCCAGAATAATGATATTTTAAATATAATATGGATAGGCACGTTTGTCTGCTGTCTAGATTCACTAACAGTGTATTCTGCAGTGTACTCGTTCGCCTAATATTCACACGGTAGCGTAGTAAATACGCGTGCTTAGTGTGGATGGGGGACTAAACTTTTAATATATATTACTAATACTAATATATATAACCTAATATATATATTGTTAATATAATATACATATAAAAATATGTATTATTAATATTAAGATATATAATATTAGGTGTAATATATAGTATTAGTAATATTATACATAGCTCTAGATCTCATCCATATTATACTATATTAGCATATATCGGTATCATTTAGATACCTTCAGCTACATATGCCGCGTAATACACCTCAAAAAAGTATTACTATGCTTTATTAGTAACATGATAATATGCTGAAATAATAACTATTGCCCAAGATATGTAGGGCGATATACATACAGAGAATGAAAACAATATTACCCTTTTTATCTTTCATTCTATTACCCATAAAAAGGATAATTATAATAAAATAAAATGAAAAAGTTTAATAATTTTACACTCTTTAATGAGCTAATTAATAACTATATATCCCAAATATCATCTGATATACCAAAAGAAACGTTAATTAAAATAATAGCATGATTCAATAAATTAAATGTAATTATTGAATACATGTTATACACTAGATTCAAACCTAGTGTTAAAAAAATTAAATCGACTCGTAATATATCTGGTGATTTAAGACAATTACTAATAAAACAAGGTAAAATTAAACTAACACCGGCAGAAGAGCAAATTAACTTATTAGAAATTATAAAATATTTCAAACTGCTCGAAAACTTTATACTTACTAGAAAGAATCGTGTAAGTGAAGTTAATGACTTAAATCTATCTAGATTTAAATCTATCGCCCTAGAATGTTACGATACTCTCCCAAAACTATTATTCGAGGTCGAACAATCAGGTTCAGTGATAGAAAAATTGTCATTAACTTTACTATTTAGCATAATAATAGTTTATAGACAATTTAAAGTATCTGCTGTGTTTGATAGTTCTACCATGACAAATGAATATTCTGGTACAAGATCGATTTCAGATGTACTTAATTCTGAATTTTCACATCAAAATATATATAAATGAATAGACTCTATAGAAAATTTAGAAAGTATTAAGCCACATATTAAATTACTACTCTACTGTGGAAACGCTGCATCACCGTCAGGCGGTGCCAGTGGTATTAATTTACTAAATGATGTGTTAGCTATCGCTAGAGACTCACGTCTATGGCTAGCCGCACATAATTTAGCAAGTAACTTTGAAGGATACGATGTATTCTCAAAGCTGGTTAATGCTATCAATGATAACATGCTATCTCACCGTATAATAGATAACGAATGAGTTGCTATTAAAAAGGGGGATATCGATCCAGAACTAAAGTTAATGCATTCTAAGGTGTTTACTTTTACAGCACCGGGTGGTAAAGCTAGAATAATTGCAATGGCAGATTGAGTATCTCAAACTGCTTTAAGTGCAATACATTTTAGCTTATTTAAATTACTCACTTTACTTAAAAGTGATACAACATTTAATCACCCAAGTGGTTTAGACTTGTATCAGGATTCAGCTCATGACTTTATATCTGTTGATTTATCTGCAGCTACTGACAGGATACCAAAGGAATTACAAGCTAGAATATTAGAATGTTTGTATAATAAACTAGGTTATAATGGAAAGAGTATAGCAGATAATTGA